TTTCATGACAAGGACACCTGCCCCGGCTCACCGGCCGACCGACGCCTCTCCGGAGAATCTCTGAATATATTTGTCCGTCAACCTCTTCACCTTCATACTCACGACCCGGTGATCCAGTCCGAATATCTTCGCAACCTCATGGCCATTAAAACCAAAGATCTGTATCAAGAGGAAGAACTTCTGGTCATCGTTAAACTTGCCTTTTTTGCAAGCCTTCAATCCTTCTCTCCGGGCATCCATGGCATCGATCATCTTTTCCAGCTGCTCCACGGCTTGCTTGTACATACAGACTATCGTATTTTCCTTCACTCCGAACCTTTCAGCCAGTTCCTTACACGAAACATGATTAAAGAACCGCTCCACAAAGACGGTGGTCTTGCGCAGGGTTAAATCCTCAGAACTCCATGGGATCACATCTTCTTCAGAAAATCCATTCAACTTCTCTTCGCTGATTCCAGAAAATTGAACTTCTTTGTTCAGAGGGAAACACACAATAGAACTCGCATAATGATGTTCCATCACGCGATTGTTTTCCCACAGAATCTTTTTAACTTCTTTACACGGTTCGACACACTCCTCACGCGTCTTGCATTCAGTGCAGAGTTGTTCCATAGGCCCCTCCCTAAAAGGACAGAACCCTTTTTTCAGGTTCCTGAAGTGCGTTCATATTTTCCAATTGCCGGACTTCATCGACAGTAAGAAACCCCGCCGTAATCGCAATCTGATAGGATTCAAAGCGGGTCTTTGTATCTGCTCTTAAAAAGCCTTGTGTAAGATGCTCCACGAAGTATTTTTCCTTCTCAGATTCCGTCAGGAGGCTTTTTGATATTGCCTGTTCGATCCTGGTGAGCCACGGTTGAAGAGTATGAGTCAGGAAGGACCTGTTCTGCTCTGTCACGTTGCTATAAGTACTGCGCTCATAATCCATGACCAAATTCAGCGGCACCCGGAAGACCCTGGCCACCTCCACCACTGAGAATTTCTGAGATTCGATCATCTGGCTGTCCTGCGGTGACACTCCAATGCTTTGCCATTTCAAGTCATTGTCCATAATGGCAGTTCGGAAGTGCTTTCCTTTTCCCTGGTGGCCCTCTGCCCATGCCCTTTTGAGGTTGTCGTGGGCCTGGACCCCCAAGGAATTCGGGGTGCTCAGGATCCCCCCAGGAGAGGCATCGTTCTTGAAGTAGCTCGCTGAATATTCTTGAACCGCTTTGGAGGCTCCGAAGGTGTCACGTAACAGGCTTAAAGGTGAATATCCTATAATGCCATCGGCAGACAATCCCCTGATATGCAGGACGTCATCCATGGGATAGGTTTTCTCATTCCCATCATTTTGATGCTTGTAGATAAGCTCCCGGCCTGATACTTCAACCGTCACCCTGTCGGGGTGAAGGGGCCAAAGAGACACCACCTCACCGCCTTGACGTTCAATGAAGGCATAGGCATTGCCCCGAAGACAAACGTGCCCCACGAGCAACTCACGAAGCTCAAAACTGGTCATCAAAGGATTCGGAGCATCATGGAGAAGGGAATATAACGAGAAGTCCCTCGCCCTCTCTTTGTCCCCGTTGTCCATGCGAACATATGTGATCAGCGGTAACGCAGCTATTGACTCGGCCAGCACCCGGATGCACGCATAGACGGCAGGGATTCCCATGACCACAGACTCGGTGATATTGATCCCGGAGGACGTTTCCCGGCCTTCAAAAGCGTCCAGGTTAGCCCAATTTCGTTTCTTGAATGGGTTCCACATTCTCTTTTCTCCTTTCAAAAAGGGCGGCCCATATGAGCACCGCCCATGGTTGAATTGTTACGCACGCTCCGCCAAACCTACGCACCATGACAAGGTTGCCCCGTGTTCTGGTGTGATCGGTTTGTCCCACATGCCTTGTCCGTCGAAGCGCAACAGCACCCTGTAAGACATTAGGTCTTTTGTCCAACCAGGGATGTTCGACTTTTCAAGCGTCACGCCGCGTCTGATGCCGATGCAATACTGGCTCAGATCGCAAAACATGATATCGTCAGCGTCTCCAAGCGTCGGCATATGTGAAGTAAAAATAACCGGACGAGTCAAAATCCTAAACTCTCCGTTGCTCTCCGTGAGAACTGGAATTGCATTCCCCCCCGTCCCGACGGCGAGACTCAGGGTCAACAGCTGAGGAATTGTGCTGTCATTTGCAAACCAAACGGCCCGTTGCCGCCCCGCAGGATACATTCTGGAAAACATTTTGACCAGTGATTCGTAGACCAAGGTGTCCATTCTCTGGCCCGTTTCTTTGGCCACGGTAATCTTCGCAGGGTCGTTTCTGATGCCCAAAGGTTGCCCCGCACCCGTTCCGCCGATGAAATGTTTATCCAAGCCGTAACCGATCGACGTTCTCATTGCCCGATCTAATTGCTGCTCGAACCCTTGACCATCTTCGCGGAGTTCGTTCGATATATCGACGAAAATGGCTCCCTTTTTCGCTGTAAGCATGATTGCCCGAAGCTTGCCCGTTTGTTTTGACCCTTCACCTCCCTCTGCAAGAAACTCCATGGCAAAACCCCCAAAGAGTGTTCCGCCCGTCTGATCAGCTGTGTCCCACCCCGGAACCTTTCTTGTGCTGCTTTCCATCGGCCACACCGTAGCCCGTGGCCTGATTATTTCGCTTTCGATACTGTCATCCAGCCATTGCGCGCTCTGAGATTCGGGCACGCTGAATCCGCCGGAGCTGGGCACACTCGAAACCATAGACGCCCGGAAAGCCCGGATCTCTTCCTCGTTAACTTCAAGCGGTCGCCCCTGGTTGAACATACCCGCGTAGGTTCGGTTCATCGCGGGTCCGCCGGCCACTTCAAGCATTGAGCGATCTACCTTCTTCACTTCCGGGACGAAGCCCTTCACATCCTTTTTTCCGGCCTCTACCAGGTCGAAGGCTTCGATCCTGCTATCAAAGGCCCGGATCGCAGTTTTTAACTCTTCCATTTTCTCGGGATTCTCACCCGACTTGGCCAGCTCGGACAATTCTTCCACTGCTGCTTTTTTTGCTTTTAAAACGTCATTTCTGTCCATTTTGTTTCCCCCTCCTTTTGGGTTGATTGACCGGCCAATGCCGACCGTGTTGTCTGCGGGTGCCGCTACCAGTGAGCACTCGTAGGGCATCCACTTCGTAGCGATATAGCCACGCTTCGTTTTTTGTTTTTCGATGATCTGATACCCGATTGACAAATTCCTTAAAATCCCGTCAACGATATCTTTCCACAATCCATCCTGGTTAGCTGAGAGCCGGATGGTGCCCTTCAGCTTGCCTTCTGCCACGGTTAGGTCTTCCACGATCCCCACAGGCAGCATCCCTGTGTTATGAGAAGCAAGCAGCGGCAATGGCGCCCGGCTGAGGTCTACGGCGCCCGGTTGGTGGCTCAAGACTTCTTCTCCGTCGAACCTCTTAACCGGTAATTCACTTGATAAACTCGCTGAAACTGTCCGGGTTTCCGCCCGAATACTGCCAACATCAATTTCGAAACTTCGTTTTTCCATACTACCTCCTTCGTTTTTTAATTTTCAGGCACAAAAAAAGGGCAAAATACGATGATTACGGCACCGTAATTGCCCTTTTTTGTTTAGGTGAGAGGTAGCGAACCTTCACCGGCCTGATTTCCTGATGAGAACTTACAGCCAAGAGATAATAGGCACCACCTCCCTCTTTTGATTTCTTAATGCACCGTCCAAAGCCATCACAGTCGAAACGACGAGGTCGATCTTTTCTTTAGACTTCTTCTTCGACGGCTTGATATTCCCAGCTGCGTCTATTTCTGCAATGACATTTGAAAAACACCATTTAAGCGCTGGATTGTCAGGAAAAAGGATCTTGCGTTCCAGGATCAATTTTTCCATTTCCTTCGATGGTGGTGATAGTGATTTATATCCTTGACCAAATTCCAAGATTGGGATATCCAAGTCCTCCAAGTCCTTCACAATCTTGGTAGAACCCCATCTGTCAAATAAGATTGCCTTTAAATTGTATTGCTTGCTGATCGCTTCGATGCGCTTCAGGATATAGGAGTAGTCCACAACCGCGCCCGGCGTGCTCTCAATGTGCCCCTGTCGGTGCCACATATCATAAGGCACACGGTCTTTTAAGGAGCGTTCCTTAATTGCGTCCCTGGGACACCATGCAAAATGAAGGGTGTAGAAAGCCTCGCCGTTTGTAGGCACGAAACAGAGGCTCAATGCTGAGAGGTCTTGTGTTGAACTTAAAT